CATTTGTCAGAACTTCTTGATTTGAGAATCTCAACACTTTCCACCCTTGACCAATTAAGAAATTGTCTTTCCTTCGATCCGCAGCTTTTACCCTTAAAGTATTGTGACTTGAACCGTCTACCTCTATCGCAATTTTTAATATTGGGTTCGCAATGTCTATCTTGTAATGACTCGGTAATCCACCCTTTACACCACATTTCGTTGGAAGAATAAATTCCATTTTCCACCCAAGTGTTGTTGCCAATAGTAGTTGGGGCAGCGTTGGCCCTCTCCCATTTCCACCTTGAATTGGCGGCTTCCATCCATTTATTCTGTGTATTGTAGAAACCTTTGCTCGTATTTCTGGTCTTTTCATTGGATTGTTTTTTTTCATTCTTTCTGATGCATATTTCTTGTTTGTTTTTGCCATTGTTTCTGAAGAACGTTTGCTTCGATATGCTTTTGAACATTCTTTTGAACAATAGGCGTGACCATATCTTCTTAATTGATCTAATTTGCATCCACTTACAAATATTTCTTTTTTGCACCAAAAACAATTTGTTTTTATTTCTTTTTTCATATGTGGTGTATAGCACCATATCACTGGTTGTCAAATCAATAGCGTTTTTCCAACCTGTTTGTGTAAAAATTGGATGTGTTGGTGTACAGGTTAGAACTTTATTATCTGTTTTGATTATTACCAATTGTTTGCATTTATTGCGAAAGATGTTGATTACCTTTTGTTTTTCTATTTTTTTTGTGTTTTCATTATAAGATGTTACATATTCACCAACCTTAATTGATTCTATTGGCCTTTCATCAATTATTGTTCCAGCTGGAAAACATTCATCAACAAGCATAAGATCAACATTGTTTATAACATTGTGATATTCTGGAGTATTGCGTTTTGCTAATAGTGTCTGAGCTGTAGAAACGGTTATATTAGACGGTTCCCATACTCCATCGCCCAATATACCTATTTCTGTTTCTAGAGCCTTAGATAAGGCTTTCTGGCTTTGGTAGAGTAGTAATTGGGAAGGTACTATAAATAGCGTTCTAACCCCTAACCTTGCAACTATGGCAGAAGCAATTAGCGTCTTCCCTCCCCTTGGTGGGATCTTTATAATGCCCCTACCAATAGACTTGGTAATTCCGTATTCTTCTGTAGCTAAGGCTAAGGCTTCTTGCTGGTAGGGTCGTAAGCCAGTAACTTGATTAAATTCAAGATTGTATTTGGGATAAATTCTTAGATCTGTTAATTCCCACTTAATTCCATTATTTTCAATTATTCCAACTATTTTTTCAGCTAATCCAGCTGGAGCTTTAAATACTTTTTCAGCTTTAGAGTAGGTTAGTAAATATTTTTTTCCATCCCATCTGCCTTCTTGGTAAGCTGTTGTGTGCTGATAGCCAGCTACACGATAGCTTGTTTTTTCACGCAGAAGGCCAAATAAAGCTGGTGGCACATTTCGGATATAAACATAATTGTTGTCTAGCGTTATAGATATCATGCCATATAATAGAGCAATTGAGATACAATATCAACTACTATTTCTAGTATAATAGATTTGTAAATTTACAATTATATGAAATTAGTTAGCGCAGTTAATTGTTGCGCAAAGCTCTTTTTTATCTCTAAGTCTATTCTTATTTATTCGCCTTATACGGTCACGAGCCTGATCTTTTTTATGCTCACAGTCTCTATCCCACTTCTTACATTCTATTTCTTGTACAAGCCTTCTAGCTTCTCTACTAGCTATGTCTTCATGTTGTCTTTCTTGCACATCCTGAACAACAATTAACACCTTGCCTATTGTTTCTGTATTACTATTAACATTTTTGGATAGTGAGTCGTATTTATCATCGGTTTCTTTTTGAGCCTTCGATATCATTTCTTCAGCTTCAGCGTAAGAGACTAGCCTAAAACCAGCATAACCACCAGTTCCACCAATTAGAACCATAAGAAAAGTGATTACCACCTTCCAATTCGTTGTTACATGATTTCCGTTTAGCTCAAATATTTTTATTGTTGGTGGAATGCTTGCCATAGTTACCTCTCATAATATTCAAAATGCATTGGATCTTTAGTTCGCCATCTTCCTCCCCAGCTAAATCCATGTTTCTCAAAAGCAGTAATAATGTCTGGATGCAAATTGCCATCTGTCCCATATCTATTTTGAGACCAATTAATATCACAAGCTATTCCCCAAGAATGTAATGATAATGGCCTATTTATGTTACGCAGCATGTGCCTTGGAGCCCATGTTCCAAATTGATAGATCTCCTTGGCTAAACCCATTTCTTCTATTTGAGATAAAGCATCAGTAAAAGCATTAACCAATTTCTTATGTATCCATTTCTTTCGTACTATTGGCAAATCAATTTTTATCATATTGTCTTTTGCCCAATCGTTAGTAATTATGATATTACCATTAGTTGAATCCTTATATTCTATTTTACCAAAAATTTCAATTACTTCTTTTTTGCTTTTGGGTATTGGCGTATCAAGAGCTACTTTATCATGTTCATTTTGCAATGCTATATGTGTAATCTCATCAACACAGCCCGTAACCAATATGTCTTGTTGAAAATTAGCCACAGCTGCTTTTGTTATTGGCCCAAAATCTCCATCTATCTTAGCTTTATAGTAACCAAGCCTTTTTAGCTTAAGCTGAATTTCTTCAACTTCTTTACCTTTATCACCTATAGCTAAAAATTTCATAAATGGTTTATTCCGGTAGCCTCATTGATGCCCATAGGTGAGAACCAGTTGTTTCTGTGCTGTCACCACACATAACAAATTTATCATGCCCAAAACATATGCCATAAGGAATTGCAGTATAGCTTTGAGCATTGTCTGTTGCAGATGTATCTATGCCTATAAATTCTTTCCAAGTAATACCATTGTCTATAGAATATATAATTCTACCGCCATTTCCATCATAGGCCGTCGCTACAAGATTTCCATCATTGTCGCTAGCTACACCTAGTAAATCTTGGGTTGTAAAAGTTGAATCTCGTCTTTTTGTCCATGTAATACCATCTGGACTTGTTTGAATTTCTCCATTATCAGCAGTAGCTACAAAAACAGTACCATTCCAACATACTGCTCTAAGTGGTTGTGTTGTACCAGAAGCTGGGGTGCGAGATGTCCATCCACTGGTTCCGTTAACGCTAGTTGCTATAATTGGGGCTCCAGCATTATCACCAACAGCTACAAATAAACCATTCCCATAGCATATTTTAGCAAATTGACCCGTAATAGCTGCAGCTGTTCCACGATCTGTCCAAGTAGCTACTGCTGTACTTGTCATGATAACCGCATATCCAGATCCATCAGCCGTACCAACAGCCACAAAAGTGGTTCCATTAGATGCAATAGATCGTAGACTTGGAGTTCCAGATGGAGCGTTACATGTTCTTAACGTCCATGTTCCAGCTGGTCCTTCCTGATCGTTTATTCCTAAATTATAATCATATGTAACAACCGTCATGGCCGTACCAGTTCTATATTCTCCAACAGCTACCCATTTGCCACTATCTATGTTTGCATCAAAGCAAACCCCATATAGATCGTAAACGCTAGTTCCAGAGTTTACATCACACCATTGTTTTCCCTCTTTAGATATCCATAATTCTGCAGCGCCAGTTACATATGTACCAACAGCTACAAAAAACTCCCAATTGTCTGTGCCATTTGTAGAATATCCAGATGTTATATCGTAAAATGGACCATTTACGTTATCTGTGTTAAATGCTGTCCAATTCTTAATAGCCAATTCGAATAAATCATTATTGCTTACAAAGTTAGTTAACACATCTGATAAACTAAATTGAGCTAATCGCTGATTGTCAATAGATGTACCAGGAATTGTTGGTGGATTGCCCGATCCAGCTCCGGTAAGTGTTCCAATAAACCAGTAATCATCTAATGGCTCAAAATCAACGCTACTAACTCTAGCCACTGAAGGCCCTAACATTAGAACAGTATAGTCAGAAGCTGTAGTACTAACAGCTGTTTGTCCCATAATTCCAGATGTACTTGTGTCTATAAGATTGTTGCCACCAGAATAATATACGGTACATATCTCATAAGCTAAAGCTTCAGATGTAGCACCTAAAGCTGGTGTGTTTTTCCATACAAGACATTTTCTACCAGCATGACTTTCAGAGCTATCTGGACATACAGAATTAACATTAAATGTAATATATGTAGTATTATCTACAACAGATGTAGGAGCATCTGATTCACCAAAAAACTCAACCCATCTATCAAATTCAGGATAACCAGTTCTTGGATTTGGCACTATTCCTTCTGGCTTTATGGCATATTTTAAAGCAACATTATATAAAATAGCATTTGTGTTTTGAAATTGCACATTAGCACAATAAGTATCATCTGTGATTAATAAATGACCAGATCCATCTGTACCCTTTTTATCAGCCGTAAGATCAAATTCGTTAGCGCCAGAAGCGCTGATTATCACCTTAGAAACTGGATCAATTGTAGCATCTTTATTATAAATTGATGCTACAAGATCAACTAAGGATTGCGATAAATAATCTAGAAAATAATCCTTAAATGACGTTGATCCTAATAGCCGTGTAGGTAATATGTTTACATACTTATCGTCGGTAGCCATAGCAACCTCTTTCTAGTACTGTTTTGGCAATTTCTTTATAGACAAACTCATATATAATGCGGTAGGCGCCGTTCCAGAAGTAAAATCAAACCGAATTTTATAATACTTGTTTGGAGTATTAATACTTTGTTCAGCTGTTCCGAGAGTACCAGCTGGATTAGTAGTAAAAGTTGCAGCTGTTTCCCACCAACCAATTGGATCACCAGCTGGATCTTCATCATTGGTAGTCCAAATTTCAAAACTACCAATTAGATTTCCAAGCCATTTATAAATTACGCTAATGCTATTTACAGCTCTAGCATCTATAACGGGACTTTCTAAATCTCCAGTTGGATTTTTTATATCGAAAAGATAACCATCTGTAATTCCGTACATTTTTTTTCTCCTATTCTGTAGGATAAATTTCAGAGATATTGCCATTAAGATAAGTTGCCAAATTGTAATCGTATTCATGTCCAAGAAATAGTGTCATTGTTGGTATGAAATATTGATTCCAAGAACCAGTTATAGCTGAAATTCCACCGGTTGTAGCTCCTAACACTTCGACAGTACCATCAAATGGATCCAAGTTTATTATTTTGGCTTCCTGTGGTCCAAATGTTATAGTTGTTGTTCTAGCTAATAGCTGTGTCCAATTTCTTTTTACGCATACACGCTTATTTACATAGTCATATAATACTGTAATGCGTTCTGTAGGAGATAAGTATAAGTCATAAATAACAGAATCATTAAGTAAAATATCGTCTGTTCCCCAATGCGGTGCCCATATGAGCGAATGTTTCTTAGAAGCAATTTCTGTTGAATAGTTACCGGGCGACCATACACATTTGCTTTCTCTTCTTTCCATAGATGTAGATACATTCTCCATAGGAGAAGTTAAGAATGTAGCTTGATTAGTTCCATAGCCTTCTTGCAAACTAGTAAGCCAAAAATACAATCCACTACTTCCATCTCCAGCATATGTTTCACTGGTTGCGCTACTAGCTCCAAGATAAAATGGAACTTCTGTATCTGTAGATGTACAAATACCAAGTATAGCAATATGCCACCAATCTTTTTGCAATTGCTTAATTAGGCTTTTAGTATTGGATGTTACAACGCTTCCATCCTCAAGATCAAATCTAACAAGTGGGGCACCTGTCATTAATGGTTCATAAAAATGAGACGATGGAAGATATAGGTTTACATATCTAGAACCATTATCCTTAACACATACATTTAGTATATAGTATTTACCAGATGTTACAGAATTAGCATTTCTATATAGTCGATGTGTTGAATTGTCAGTGCTAGGGGTAAGAAGCTCTGCTGTATTTGATCCAAAATATATTGTTGGATCCTGGATTGCGTTAGATGTAACTATATCATTGGCTTGTGTTTTACTATATAGATTTAAGCTACTACTAAATTCAGCATAATCTGTTATCCTACTTTCTACAGATATACAACTTCTATCTAAAATTCTTCGTGGTACAAATTCATCTGTATCATATTTTCCACCATAAATACCACCAGGCCCTAAAGAAAATCGATCTTGAGTACTGGCATTTTCATAGCTCATATTACTAAATTTGGCATATGGTTCTGACATTTCATTTGGATACATGGTTTCTATTTCACTACATTCCAAATATGCATAATACAATGAAAATGCTGGAGCGCCAGGTGAAGTGGATATAGATCCATCTATTGCCGTATATTCTAAATTGCCATCAATATAAACCTTGAATATTACCGATCCTTCCTGTAGAGATATATCAAATCTAAATCCATACCAAATACCTTCATTTAGTGTATAAGTAAAAGAACCAATTAAGCCATATGGACCATATACGGTAATTAAACCAGTAAAATTATAGCTTATTGTATATCCAAAAATAAAAGGCGCAGAATACCATCCATAAGGAGTAATGGTTACTGTTGGCGATCCACCATTACTCCAAAATCTAACCCTAAAATATACTACTTGATTAATCCAGCTTGTATCTAGTTGATTAGCCCATGCCAATTCAAGGGTAGAAGATGAATCTCCAACTTTTAAAACACCATCTTCAACATGCAAATTATATGTTGTTGGATCTTGCCATTGTGTTAGATCACCTTCAATTAGAAATTGATCTAAAAATTTCAGGTAGGTTATTTCGATAACCTCATTTAAGGCTCTCATCAATTCAACAATTCCTTCAAGAGCTATTTTAGATTCTGGTTCTACCACTCGCAAATTAGATACGTTTTCTGCTCCAGAAATTGTGGGATCTGGCAGATCTATTATCCATGGATCTAATCCTTGATGATCTTCTCCAAGTTGTGTTTCATCAAGAACCCATCTAAAATCAAACCAATTCCATATTCTATTTCTAGAATCAAATGTAAAATAAATAATATCATTAATTGTGTCTTCTGGCCCTCGATCCTTCCAAAGCCTTACAGATACAGATATCAACCTTCTAAGTGTATCATAATCTAATTCGTCTGTTATGTAGTCTAAGTCCGATGTCCACCCAACAATGTTTTTTAGATATTGCAATAATCTATTTGGGCATTCCGTAATAGACCAAATATTAGGAATTGTTTGTAAAATTTCAGAATTTGTTTCCCAAATTGTTTGTGGCCCTATCAAATATCGCTCAACAAACCGATGACCTTCTTGTTGATCAAGCTTTCTTATTTCTTCAATTAGAAAATTATATATTTGTGTTGGTACCGCCATTTTATCCCGCTGTGATTACAATGGTTCCAGCTAGTGGCAATTGCCTTAATTCTAATGAAAGATCTGAAGCAACTCCATTAATTAATAAATTATCAACCTTAGTTATATTTGAATCTGTAAGATGTATTTTGTGTATCATGTCAGATAAGAAAATAGTACCCCCAAATTCCCACTCAAAAGTAATTCCATCTTCTTGTTTAGCTTCTGGATTTAGTAATGCTGTTAATGAATCTTCAATAGCATCAATGCTTGTTGCACCATAGACAGTAGCAGATATATTTACTATTTTTGGTTCATAATTTGTTGCTGCAACTTCTTGGTTTGCTACTAGTTTTTTGGGTACGGGTGGATATACATATTTGTCACCATTGAAATATAATTCTAAAGCTTCTAGCTGTTCTGTAGAAGCTGGTGTACTTCCTGCAGCTACAACAATTATTTCTGTAGTTTTGCAACCCGCACCACCCTCATTTGCAAAAGCACGAGAAAAAATTCTACTACCTGTTGCTGGATCTGTATATGCTTCTGTAAGTATCTCTACGTCTCTAGGACCAAGAGCTACAGTAGTAACACGCAATGATGCTGGTCCAAGTATTTTAGCTTCTTCAAGGCTTTCTTCACTAGCGCTTTGAGATTCTTGCCAACCAACAGACGGTCTAGGGTTCCAAAGCGTTGATACATTTACAAGTCCAGATTTATCGACCGTTATAGAATTTTCTCCGACTATCCCGTTGGTATCTACCCCATATCTATACGATGCAGCAATTGTTTGCCCACTACCAGGAATTAGGCCGCGAATTCCATCTCCAAATTTGATAAACCCCCTATCGTTTTCTCCAAGCTTAAATGTATAGTGTAAGTTGGTAGCAGTGCTTTGTAGAAAGTTTTCAACCGCTTGCCATTCTACACCATTAACAGTGATAACCTGAGAATCATCTATTACCCCTTCTCTAGCTGTTTGAAATTCTTGATTTGCAGAACCATCAGATATACCCAATGATAATTCTTGCTGTAATTTACCCTGTGTAGCTACAGCTTTTACATATTGGTTTCCAGTATCAATTCTAAGTTGATCTATTACAGGAGCTGTAGGTGTGCTTACAGATATAATCCTATACCTAAGCCAATAGTTTGTTTCATTGTTGACTTCGCCCTGAGCCCACTCTAAAGTCAATGTTTCTGGTAATGCATAATCAACGTCTCCAGCTGCAGCTAAATTTATGGCAGCTCCAGATACAGATAGCTCTTTCCAAGGTCTACCAGCCGTATAGTGATTTGGGTCATTATCCCAGTCTCCAACCTGTTGCCCTAAAAGTGTTGATGTGGTTATATAATTCTTATTTCCGCTTCCGTAATCAGCCCATTCAGAAACTATATTTTCTTCAAATGAGCCACTTTGATCTAGCTGAACCCTCATTAATGTTCCAGATCTATCGCTAGTACCTAGTAGATTATTTATTTCAAACCTCAAGGTTGATCCAACAATTGCTACAGAGTTGGGATGCCCATCTAACAAATTGCCATCATAAAATTCCCAAATTCCAGTTAGCCCAGATCCAGCTGTATCTAAAGCTATGTTGAGCTTGTCCCACATAACACTATCATGACCCACATACAATATATCTCTAGCTGCAGGGCTAGCCCATGGTGTAAAGTCATCTCCAGGAGCGCTATTAGCCTCACTTGTATAATCTGTATATGTGGTTGTACTATTATCATATGCAAATACTTTGGTTATATCACCTTCGCTACTTGCTTCTGCTGTTAGTGCTTCCAACACTTCAAAAGTAATTACTGTTCCTGTTGCTTGTGATCTAGTAGCAACCTGAGAATATTGAGCTATAATTTGTGTGGCTATAGCTAATGGCTGAGTTAGTTTAAATACAATATCAACCTGAGCTGGAGAAGCGGATGATAACTCATAATCAATTAACCTCAACATATTGCGAATATTTTCAGCCAATCTAGCTGTAACTATTGTGTTCTCGTTAGCTAGCATATCAGCATAAGTATTGTTGAGATGTCCAACTAAAGCAAAAGCCCTAAGCAATTGAATTAGTGGCTCGTGAACAGACTCATCTGTCAATTCGGCTACATTTATGCGCTTAAATTGAATTAACTGCTCTAGTATTTGCGGATAATAAAAGGCAGACCAATCAAAACTAGGAATTTCAATATTTGCCATTCTATGCTCCTACTCTGAAAGCTTGCCTAAACACTGTTGGAGTATCACTTTCCAAATTGATAAATTGAAATTCTAATATAAGCTCTTGTCTTGAAACATCTCTAGACCACTTAATTGTATTACGTGCAAGCTTATATAACAAATCATCTTCAAATTCTTTAAAGATCTTGTATAGCCTACGTGTTATATCTGCTCTAAGCTGATTAGTGTTTGATCCAAAAATCATGGATTCGCCCAAAGATATATCTTGCTGATAAGCATTGTCATTGTAGCCAGAGCCAAGAGCTGTTTTGATAATTTTGATAGCTTGTTCATCGCTTTCAACAATTTCGGATCCACCTAAATTATCTACTCCAACCGGTATTTTTAAGCCTTTTGCCATGTTATGACCAATTAATTGGACTACCCCCTCCGCTAGGTGTAGCCGTCCCTGTTTTCATCCAATTGTCAATAGCTGATGCAAATCGCTGCGCACCTTCTGCCCATGTATCTGGAAATATCATTGTAAATAGATTGTAAAAGCCAACCGATCCAGATGGTGGAGTTCCAACATATGCTGGCAACATACCGGTAGCTATTGCATTAGCAAAATTTGCAAAAGCTAATTCCATTTCAGCTGAGGCTTCAACCTGTAATATAAACGTTGCCATTAATTCTGTTTCTAAACTAGAAGCAGCACTATCTACAGTTGTTGAAGCAGGAATAATATTTGTAGAATATACCCTCATAGCCTCTGCAAATTTACAAGCTTGACAATAATTTTCATTACGCATTTCGCACTCTTCATAATTTTCACATACTGCGCAATTTGCTGGGCATTCACATAATTCATACAAATTAGTTCTTAATTGTATTGGATCTAACATTATTTACTAAATACCTCTGTTGATAAATTATTTGCTGGTAGTGGAACTATTGGTACACCAGTATTGCCCATCGGACCTGGATGAACATGTGTGTCATAAGTAGCCTTAAATGAAGTGCCTAAAACCACAGGCTCTATAGCTCCTTCTCCCAACTGAATAATTCCGTTTTGCATGTCTATCCTAATATCACCGTTTTTCAGCGATATAGAAATTTTTTCTTGACCTGTGCTATCGTCAAACATGATTACATTTCCAGCTGGAGATGCAAAACCACGTCTTTTACCGTAGTTGCTTTTGAATTCATCATTAATAGGCGTATCTGAATTATATTCTCTTTTCCCCTCCCAGTGTATATCTGGAGCCTGAATAAATCCTTGACCATAGGATTGATCTTTATCGTTGCTAGTGGCTACAACAATTTCAACTTCTTCGCCAATATCTGGAACGTAAAACCAGCCCCAATCAAATCTTGGATCAATCCATTTGTTATATTTGATTTCGTCTGAGCCAAGTAGCCCTATACAAGAAACCTGTATTCTACCCCTAGTTTCAGGATCCTGATTGTCTACTACTGTAGCAGGAAATTTTTCTGTTAGATTCATATTACTTTTCTAGCCGTAAAATCTATAAGGTATCCAGTAGTGGGATTGAATACGTGTCTAACCCTAGCAAAATAGTAATCACCACTAAGCCCCACATCTGGAACCTCAATCTTGTGAATTTGTCTAGCAAATACATCTGGCACCCCTATTGTAGTTCCCCTACCAACAATAAAGTTTTCTCTTCTTTTATTCCACCACATTTGAGCCCATAGTTTTGCTTCTGTAGCTGTTTTAAATTTGATGTCACTAACTACTTCTATAGCGTAATCTCCAAAAAATAGTTTCATGACAGCTCCACCAGTCGTATGAGTTTCCCCAATTGTTTCACTTGCATCGCCTGTATATTTTACATCTGGCACTGATTCTGTATCATCGAATTCTTCAAGAACCGTTTGTGGTGGAGATTTATCCGTTCCAGGAATTCTGCCCTGTACTTGCAATCTGGTAATCGCACCTTGCAAAGCCATTTCTGGAACAAAATCTAATAGAGTTCCCTTATTTCCAGCAAAGTATTGAAATGTATACTTATTTCCTTCTTGCTCAAGAGCTAAATTGGCTGGATCTTTAAAATGAAGTGCCCATCCCCCATCATAATCAACCCAAAAGCTATAGCCCATAAGATTGGCTAAGGCATCAACAAATTCATAGTCGCTCATATCAGCTTTTTGAGGTGAAGAATATCTCCCTGGAGTTTCATCTATATCAAGATTTGAAAACGAATATGGATCTCTATTGGCAACGTTTTCTACCGCTTCATGAATTAATATGCTTTCTTCTACAATTCTATCTTTAGCTTTTTGCTGTGGGGGTCGATTTTGCATCATAAGAAAATCTGCAGTATTAGCTACTATATCAATTGTTGGAAACCCGTCTTGCGGATAATTTATACGCACATTGGTTATAATTGCCCTGCCAACTTCACTCACAGATGGCCCATAACCGAAGTAGATACCTAGCTCATTGCCAGGTTGCCAAAGCTTAGAGTCACTAAGCATAAAGTCAGGATTAATCAATTTTAGCCTAGCCTCATCAGCTATCCCATCAGCACTTTCATATTCCAATTCTTGTACAAATTTACTAAGATTCACACCTATTTCTACACCTTCAACAGTGATATCAAAATTGGGAGCTGAGAAATCTGTTTTTTCTCCTAGTAATGAACTAGCTATGTCTCCAAGTGCTACCATTATAATCCTATAGGAACTAACACAGAAAAGTATGGTTGGTTTGTTCTTTCAAAAGTTTCATTTCTAAGATTTCTCTGTGGCGTATCTTTAGTGCCAAAGCTATTTTTGAATGTAGTTGATTTAGGCTCTATAACTTCTCGCTTAATAGCTCCAGCTGATGGAAGCATTATAACATCGCCTTCAGCTATAACCTGCTTATCGGGATGTAGCCTCCTGATTACATCTCCTAGCTTAGGATCTCCATATTCTCGATAAGCAAGCATTTCATAGTAATCACCCTCTTTAGCCCTATGATATCTAGTTAATGGAAATGGCTTTGGCTCTAAGCTAAATTCCTCAACTGCTCTAATAGTAATAGCACATTGGACGCCTCGGATACCACCATCCTTTTTAGGAAAGCGGAAATAGCGAATTTCGCCTAAGCTCATTCTGCCACGAGCTAAATTAATATTGCCGTCGCCATATTCAAAAGATACATATGGTGGTCTACCTAGAGAATCATCTTTTTTAACCCACTCTTTAAGCTTAGCTATCTTATCTCCAGGAGAAGTATCATCAGAAGCTACAAAGCTTTCGACACTAAATGTAGCAGCTGCAGCTATGCCACTAACAACATCTGTGGGTGGACCTTCGTGATTAGCGAAGAAGAAAGCTCCAAAGGTTATGGTATCTGGTGTGCCACGCAAGTATTGAGTTATTGGGTTGGTACGGTTAAGGGAAGTATGTTCAACCCATTCAGATCCAACATTTTCGGTAAGATCTATTGGCCCAAACTGCCCGCTAATAGGCTCTTCATCGGTATCTACATTCTTAATTGTCCATACGATAGGCTCATCAGCCAATAGCTTATTTACAGCCGATGCTATTGGTCCAGCTGCTACTTGTGCTATCGTTCTACCTATTGCCATACTTACCTACTTACTGGCATTGCGCCATGATATGCTACTATTCCCGGTTGCCAAGGTTTTTCCTTACCGCCCCTACGCTGTATCTCTCTTTCTGCTTTTGAATTAGCTTTGGCTACTTCTCTACCATCAATATTGACCTTGGTACATTTATCCTTACTAACTGCATCAGCCGCCTGTATTGCTGCATTCTTAGTTTCTCCAGCTACTTCTGCAAGATTTTCTGATGTCATAGTCATTTGTTTAGCAAAATCCTGCATAAATTTAGAATTTCCAGATTCAGCTTCAGCTATATACTTCTGGATCATTTCCTGATCCATTTGCATACCCTTTTTCTGAATTGCGGCTATTTGTGGCGCTCTTTTAGCTTTAGCTTCTTCAGGCCCTAGCAAGCCAGCCGCTTCTCTTTCTTCCATGGAAACAGCTTTTCTAACAATTATCGGCTTAGCTAATTCTTCTGACCATTTTTTCCAGGATTCAGGAGCTTTAACTCCAGCAAATTCTAACCCCTTAACAACCCAGCCAACAGTGCTTTTAGCTAAATTGATAATACCATTAAACAAGGTTTCAAAAGCCGTAGCTATATGGCCTACAATTTCTTGATAGAAATTAACTAGGCTTTGCCCTGGTCTTTTGAGAGCTAATACGGCTACTCCAACTGCAGCTAAAGCTCCTATCAAAATCAGAATAGGTCCAGATAAAGCCAAAATTCCCAACCCAAAAGCTTTAATTGCTGGAACTGCTAGCAAAAATCTTGATCCAGCCCACATAAGCATTTTAACAAAAACATTTAATACCGGTAGTAAACCAGAAAGAGTCCACCCTATTCCTTTGAAAAGCATACCTATACCCTTAAGAGCTATACCGAATATTGGCATCATTGCTCCAAAGCCCATAAATGTAAAAATATATTCGCTAAGCTTTCTTTTAGCATCTGGCCCAAAAGCTGAATCTCCAGCTAACCCCCATTGAAACAAAACACTATGGATAGTCCTAAATGAATTAGCTATATTATTCATGGCGTCATCAAAGCCCTGAGCTATAGCCACCATGTCCCAGCCAAATTTGTCTCCAGCTTCTCTAAGCTTATCAAAATCTGCTCCAGCTTTTCTGATATCTCTTATTGCACGAACGGCATAAAGGAAATTATTAAGTGATTCGGTTACTGCTTGAAACGCACCTTTACCAGCTTCTTGGAATGGCAAGAATATCTCAATAGCTAAACTCTCCATTGAAGACATGAATAAGGTAAAAGCACCAGCAAGATTATCTAATCTTGTTTGAGCTGCTTCAGATGCAGCACCAACAGATCCTATTAATGCGTCCCTAAGCGTATTTGTAGATTCTACACCTGCATCTGCTAATGCAGCAAAAGCCCTAGAAGCTCTTTGTGGGAATATAATAGATTCAATTTCTGCTCTTTTGGCAAGATCTGGAATTCCATCTAATGCTTTTCTATAATCTGTAACCACATCAATAAGTGGTCTAAAGCCTTTTCCATCTGCTCTAATAAGACTAACCCCTAATTTTTCCATGGCTTTAGCAGCTTGTTTACTTGGAGAAACCAAGGCATTAACAAGGTTCATCATCAACATACCACCGGTGGAACCTTTATGCATTCTATTAGCCAATTGCCCTAAAATAGCTGTAGTTTCTTCAAGTGTCATCCCCCATCTCTGTGCAGATGAAGCACCATAAGCCATAGCTTCAGACATTTCTGGTAGGGTAGTAGCTGATTTCTGTCCAGCTACTGTCAACACATCTGAAACCCTAGCCGCTTCTGACATTTCTAGCCCCATAGCTCTAGTTACACCACCAACGTGTTGAGCTGCTTCGCCAAGCCCAATACCAGCTACTGCAGCTGCATCCATGGTAGGGCCTATAGCCTCCATAATCTGGCCCGTATCAAAGCCCAAAACACCCAATTCTTTTATTGCCTGAGCTGATTGTGTAGCTGAGAATACAGATTCAATACCTAGCTGCCTAGTTTTATCAACTAGCATTTTATATTCTTCGTCGCTAATACCTCTCATCACAGCTTTAATGTTAGAAAGCTCTTTTTCATATTCTACAGACTTCATTATCCCGAAGCCCATAGCTGCAGTTAATGGCAACATTACCTTGCTTATTTCCGTAAGCCCCTTAGCTGTAGTTTGAGCACCCCTGCCAATGCTTTTAAAAGCATTTGACATACTAGAATCCATGCCAGAACCAGCTTTTCTGGTGGACTGTTCAAGGCCAGAAATTGCACGTTTACCCCTGCTTGCTCCAGCTTCCATCTGAGTTGGATTAAGGGTAAGTAATGCTCCTAGCCCCATGGATTCTAATGCCATTATATCTCCATAGCTTTCTTCTTTTCTTCGTAATATTTAGCCATTCTGTTTAGGTACTCTTCCATATATTTGAATTCCATATTCATGGCTTCACCAAAATTAACTCCGCCCTTAGAGTGAAATGTTATAGCAAAAATGTTATCATGAACCTCCTTGTCATTGATTAGCGGGAAGTAACTGAGAAAAAATTATCGTATGTCCAATCTATGGGTACTTTCCATTCATTATTGCAAATAGCTTTATCACAAACCGCGTCTATGCTCATATCTGGGCCTAAAGAATTATCGTTTATCAAATTCAGAATTGTCTCAAAATCCCTTTTGCCCATCTCATCCAATTCGCCATCAACAAGGGCTACATCTTTACCATTGATAGACTTTATGGATCCAAGCACAATTGAAGATTCCATCTTTTCCAGCTTATCAGCATTTAGCTTTTTGAAAGATGACCAGCGAATAGGAGAGAATAAAAATGTTTCCGCTAATTCCCCCCTTACCTCAAATGGCTCTCTAAGCTTATATTCCCATTCTACATCTTCAACTTTATCAGCTGATCGAATTGGAAGCGTTCCAAGATCGCCACAGAATGAAGTTTTGCCATTACATCTAGGACAAACTAGATTTACATCTATATCTTCTCCCATTGTCTCATAGCGAAGAAGAACGTAAGCTTGCATTACATCGCCATAATACATCTGATAAATCATAGCTAATCGCTCTTTTTCTTCCATCTGTGTGAAATCGTGTGACCCAATTCTAGTACACATTTCAGATAAAACTACAGCTACATACTGGAAGAATGTAAGAGCACCTTTGCCTTTTTGCCGCTGCTTACGCTTTAATTCTTCATTCATCTTTAGCGTCCATCGTCTGAATGCTAAATCTTTATGATAATGACCAGCTTTATCAACAATTCCTAAAGCTAGCTTAGTGCCATATTCTTTTAAATCTGTTGTCTTAAGTTTCGTCACAGCACACCTCCAATCGGATTATCCTTGATAGGCCCTGCTGTATGGGCGTTATTATACCGGGTTAACCTCATCGGCTTCAAAAAAGTATGTAAGCATTGCGGGTTCACCCTCATTATCCATAGCACCACCAGGAACAGTTCTACCAGAGATCCATAGATTCACTAGCGAAAATGTTCTAGGCGTTCCATCTAATCGATAAAAAACCATGGAACCGGCTTTTCTATAAGCTGGATCCACTGGAGCTTGACATTGCTTATACCAAGCTTCTAAAGATGCAGCTTCAACATCATGATGCATTGGGATAGCTCCAGTAAAAGCTACTGCCACTTTTTCTCCAGAGCTTCTTTTGGTTCGATCTGGCATTTCAACAACATTAAGTCTTTCCTCAATGTCATCGGACGTAAGCAGTGTCAAAGGCACCACTCCAGGAACTACCAATTCAAAGTTATGAAGAGGTATGTGATTCTCTTTAATTTTACCCTTTAAACCCATGTTTTCCTCCTAGCTAGTTCACTCAGTAACAGTGTCTATCACTATACAGCTGCTTCAAAAATGCCAGCTTTGCCCATGCGAATAATAAATCTTTCAACAGTGTTAACAAATCTAAGCTGTACTTCAGCTATTAGATCGCCATTCTCTTTGGTTAGTGGTGTATTAAGCTCATCATCAAGCTTAATAATAACTGCTTCGTCAAATGGATATGCATCATCAAAAGCACCATTGTTATACTCCACCTGGAAGAAGCCACGCAATGAAGCTAGTGCCAATTGCTGTGTTCTAACATTGTTGAGAGCAAATATGATCCAATCATAACTCTCTTGTAAAACATGCTCATAGTAGCTCATGGCTTCACGTTGATGCTTCCATCTCCAAGTAGGATCAGTAGCAGGTAGCCGATCACCCCAGATAACAAAGTTACCCTGCTTCTTTATGATAATAGGAATTCCCTTTGGATTAAGAAGTTCTTGATTTAGAATAGCATCTCCCGTCGGTAGCTTTAGAATAGCTGGTAGTGTTGCATCAACACCAGCTTCAGCTTTATGATAGCCAAAGTTATCAACAGCTATTCTAGCCTCTCTACCATGAACCATTCCAGTAACAGGGACTAGCTTTAATTTGCCTTCTCCGTTACCTTGTGGATCTGCCATGTAAGCATAGCTTGGAAAGATTGTAGCTGAATAATGGCTTCTACCAATTGTGTCATTGATATAGTCAATAGCTGCATCTTCAGTGGTAACATTGCTTGGGAATTCTACTCTATACTGATGATTCTTAGCATCAGCATAAGCTATACCAGCTTTCTGTACTGCAGTAGAATTCACACCAGGAGTAGCTAACTTTAGAAGCCCTATGTTAAGTCCAAGAACACGATTGAATGGACTAGAATCTACGTCCCATAGCTGTTGGTTATAGTTAGCATCTACAACATCAGAATTTCCATCTCTACCGCCTTCAAGCTCAAGAGCTGCTTCAACACGAAAGTCATCTGCAGTGGTTGCAACCAGTGTCATGTCAGAACCATCAGCTACAGTGATAATTGCGTGGGTGTTATCCACTATCCTAAACTTCTGATTTCTATCAGCAGAATTGGTTTGATCTGGGAATAAATATCCACCAATTAAGGAATCAGCCACAAAAGGCTTATAGTTGATAACCAGAGTATCAGTAGCCACTAGCGGAGTAGCTCCAGCTGTAACCGTAAACGGTGGAGCCCACCAGATAGCTGGGGTGAATAGCGATCCTAATGTGATAGAGCCTAGTGCTCCAAACTTATCACTAACCGCATCTCCAGCCGTAGGTGATGTCATAGTTACAGTAATCTTCTGAGCTACCATCAAGTCAGTTGTAGTTCCCAATACAAATGTTGGATCCCCACCAGTAGGAGAATTTACGGTAAAATCTGATATTTCTGCTGTCAAAGTCAGAGCTGTTACTGCAGAATTCTTGCCATAGATATTAGCCGGTCGAATAGCGCTAGTAATAGATCCAACCCAAACATTTTCTGCTACAATCTCATAATTCGCAGAATCATTGTTGATTATGTCTACCCAGTATCTTGAGGATGCAGGATCCATAGAAAGGTTTGGATAGCTAGTAATTAGATCTCCATCAACATATACGTCCAATGCAAATTCGGTATCTGGATTTTCTTCACCATTCCTGATTTTGATGCTAACAGCTTTACTCTCATTCTCGCGAGTGATATAAACCTGAAGATCGGTTGGAGTAGCTCCAAGATCAGTAGCCATAGTAAGATCTGGTTCAACAGTAAAGTCCCATTCACTGGTTCCTGAGTTCCAGACATTGCTAAGGATCTTATACTGTGTGGTTCCAACTTCACCAAACTGAATATATCCACCCTTGTATTCATCTTTTTCAAAAGAAGTTTCAACAACGGTTGGAGTTTCAGAGGCACCTAGTGAAAGAACAGTTTCGGTTACTTGCCCAACAGCACTTAAGAGAGTTGTATATCTCTTTAGTTTACCGCCCCATCTACCGCCATTATGAGCCTTAATGTTACCCACATGTGTCAGAGCTGAAGACATGCGAGCATATAGTTTCATTGAAGCTTGTAGCTCATTGCCATCAGTAACACGTACAAGAACTAAGCCACCAGCGCCATTAGCATTTTTGTAATACTCATAAATTGCATCTGGGCATAGGCTATCATCTAGATAGCTTCCAACCCTACGCTGTGCTAATTTGCTAGTTCCAGCAAAAATTAACTCACCAACCGGACCTTTTTCAAGAATTCCGCCATAACCCGCCCATCCAAGAGCGCCTGGAGAAATCTGCTTCTCTCCCTCCAATTCCTGAATCTGCGTTCCTGCTCCAAAAATAGGCCCATAAACTTTAGTTGCCATAATTCCTCCTTATTGGACTTCTACGTCTAAATCGCCTCCAATATCAAACTGAGTCACAATATTTCCATCATAGGCATCTTTTGCCCATACACAGAAATTAGGGATTCGGAACGTTGCGACCCAAGAATGCAAATCTTTTTCTTCCTCGGAATTTGATTGCTCGTATTCCTCTACTAACCATAGCCTATAACGTTCATCTAATCCTGTCGATACAATGACTAAATTATTCGCGAAATACCGCTTAACAGCAGATGTGAGACGAAGATGATCTACTTGTTTATCGGTTATACCTCGAATAGTGAAATTTAGATTCCCCTGTATAGGCCCTGGTAAAACTTTAGCTGTTCCATCTGATTTTTTACCTACATAGTCTTCTGTGTACCACTGTACTGCATCCGTAAAACTAACATCTTCTAGTATCAATGATGGAATTTTTTCTACTTCATACCAGTCTCTACTGGTTGAAATAGCTACAATTGGCTCATACCTAAACCTGATCCACATTAATTGACCAGCCAATACAGAAGCTGAAAGTGTCAATATTTTGGTAGTTGGGTTATAGCTACTGAAGATATCGTTATTATGATCTGGATCTGTAGTATGATTGAATACAGAGTCAATATCAACTATGTTGTAATCAGTATCAATTTCTACATTCATGTCAAAAGAAGTACCAGAATTTTGCTGAGCCAAACTAATTCTACTTATTGGCCTAATATTTTCCCTTAAGCTTCTGACAATAGTTCTTAGAATCATATCTTCTTCTTCAGAATCAAGAAGAGCCCCATAAGCCACTCTAATTTCTATCAATTCTGGAGTCACAGTTGAATTAGAAGTTCTGAGATTAACTATTACCTGTAGCTTTCTTTCTGTAGTAGGGAAAGAAGATATGTTATTGGCTATTTCTTCTTCTGTATTCCAGAGAGATGTGCTTATCGCCCATGAAGAACCATTCCAGTAGTATTCGTTGGTTCCATCCCCAAGCCTGAAATAAGCAGATGTTACAATTTCTCCATTAACTTTTTTATGCAAAATTTCTGCGTCAAAACCTTGCCATTCCCTTACTGCATCTGGATTAGCTATCCACGATTTTACATATAGGTTGGTAGCTGTAGGATATATGTTTGAGCCATATGTTCCCAATTGTGCTCTATGGGTTTTTGGATTAATTCTAGTATTTGGACCTAGTTCTACCCTAGCCCTATCGGCTTCTTCGAATGTAAAATGCTTTATGTAAGTTCTTAATTCCATTATCTTAGTTTGGTTTTCTTGCCACGCTCAGCCAATTCTTTAAAGCCATCACCAATTGACTTTAGCCAATTTGCTTCAGCTATTTTCTTAAGGCTAGGTTCTTGCATTGCATATCGTATAAATGGTCTTTTAGGAATAACTATTGCTTTAGTTGAAGCTTTTAGGGGATAGAATTTTTTGGTTTTTGACATTTCCCAAATAGCTTTGGCTCTACCAGTTAATTGCTTTGAAGACATTGACCCAATTGATACTTGCCATAAATACCAAAACATGGTTCTCATTTTTTTAGTAACCTTAATGGTAACTCCATTATGTACAGCCTTCCCTACATTGTAGTTTTTATCTGTTCTAAGAAGTCCAACAAAAGCTTTATCCCACGCTATAACTGAATAGGTAATGGCATTAAACATATCAGCTCCAGCTGTTCCAACTATTGGCTTATTGCCACCCTTGATAGCTTTTGTGAGTTCTGCATTTCTAGGTGGGATACCCTTCTTTATCTCTTGTCTTATCTGTCTCCTAATGGCTATAGCGTTTTTTGTAGTACCTCTTTTGATATGCTTTTGCATCCCTCTCATTAATGTTTTTGGAGAAAGACCATCAATTAGGACTCTCCAATTATCATCTAATTTTATTGATACGCTAGCCATGTTTAGCTGGTTGCCGATCTGCAAAATAGCATTTAAGTAGCGTGTGTCCAAAAGCAGGATAATGTCCCATTGGCTCTATGCGAGAAATGTAAGAGTCATGGGCTATATTGCCTATTGATGTAATTCTATCATTTGGTCTAATTGTAACACTAGCTCCATCTAGATCTCTCTGTCTAAATAGCACATAGCCCCTTTCATTTTCTTGTACGCCGCCAGTATGGTAAGATTGCTCCTTGCTAGAGCCGTATTTTACTTGTCCAGAAAGTGTTATAGAGCTATTTCTAGCAGCTTGCTGAATTGCTTCTCTAGCATCTTCATCATAGACTGTTTCACTATAATTAATTTGCTCAATTTGCACATTTACTGGATGTAGTAATCTAGGATAAGGCATTAGTAATATCTCCAATGGCTAGGGGTAGCTATTCCGATTGGAGCTTTATAGAGTTTTACAATATCAAGAATTTCTTGATCCTGAGTAATACCGCTAAGACCAACACGCCTATCTACAAAATCTGCATTACCATATTTAATCGAATGTCCATCTGTTTTTTCCTCAATTACCACCCCAGCTATAACCAATGGTGGTGGAGCTGGAACTGGATCTCCAGGAGCTATATAAACAGGATTCGTAAGCTTTTCAATTACAAGCTTTAGCAATGCTCTTTGAATTAATGCAGGTGTTGTACCATCTGGTTCTGTAAAGCCAAATGTGCCACTAACAACATGATTCTGATAGCCTTTTTCAAAAACTATTGGATATCTGCTATATGGAGATACAAATAGGCTTCTTCTGGTATCTGTACTTCTTCTAAGTCTAATTTTAGGGTTTCGTCTATCATCAGGATAGGTTCTAGAATTATAAACCCTATATAAAGATGTATCTAAATTATCAGGAGAGTTGTTGATCCTTAGATAATCACATGTTATAATTGGAACTCCAAGATGAATGGTATCCGTATTGTCTCCATCAAAATTTATCGTTAATGCTCTAGAATTAAACCACTGCCTACACATTCTATCAAGAGCTTGTTGCCACATAACAATTGCTGCTTCTATAGCGCTATCAGCAAAATCGCCACTAGCAGAGCCAAGAGCTTCTTTTACATCTTCAACAGTTATGTATGTATCTGTTGGAACCCCATCTACAGATACTAACTCAAAATCTTCAGCGTTATATTTATATGAAGATGTAGATTGATACATCCAACGCCAATATATTCTATGGGTTCCTGTCCAAGCATCAGCTTCTGGCGTCCAACCAACAGAATTAGCATTGTCGTAAGCATAATATGAGCCTGTATCAAATTTGCCAGGTGCTGCAGAAACATCTTCCCACCCAGATAATGGAAATATTTGTGTGCCGGGTAGCCCATCTTCAATTCTAAAGATCTGAAATTCAACCGAGTACATATCGGTCTTAACACCATTAAGTGTTGTAAACCAATTAATGTTACTAGTTGTATTTTCTTCTTCTCTAGCTATTCTTGGCATATTTTACCTACGGAATTGCACCATCTGGATCAAATGGTGAACCTTCTGCATCTTTCTCCACATAGAACCCTTGAACTACATCTCCTGTCAAAGGTGCTGTAGTCATGGTTACTTGAGTTTCGCTATCTTCCACACAGCCAAAGCGAGTATCAGATTGCTCATAGACAGAGCCGTTTATCACTGGCCTAAAGCTACCAGCAAGAAATGCTTCTGGAGTTGTAAATACAGTATTTACTCCATCTACTGTTCCTATTAATTCTACAATTACTGATGCCATAATAACCTACTGATAATCTGGCTTAATGTCTAATAGCCAATTTGTACCATCAAAATCTCCATAAATTTTGTCTACAGCGTTGGCTCCAACAGATATTGTTGGTGGCGTTCCACCACCAGCCCATTTTATTTTTGCTGGATAATTTGTAATATTGTAAGGCGTTGTTGCATCTTGAACAACTATTAGCACAATTCTACATGGTCCAGCTGGATCTGTAAAAGCTGGGGCTGTAACGTTTTCTGTAAGAGTAATCTTTAGATAGTTTGTCCCACTATAGTCAAAAGTAGCAGCCCCACTAGAAGAAGAAACTGTAGGTATAGCTTTATGCGATATGGCTCCAGCTTTTTCTATGTCTACCTGAGTGGTTGAGCCCTTGCCAATTTCTACAGTATCTGAATCACCATCAATGGCTACTTTTGTGTTTTCTATATTTAGTTTGCCAACCATTTTATGCCTTCCTTATAGATCCATGAACAGAACTAGAAAAAACAGAATTGGCTATTAATTCAGATATGTTATGCGTTGTTACCCCATTGTCTTGACTAAAATCTCCACTGCTTGCTGTTATTATAGGATTTTCACCCACTGATATAATTTTCCCACCGCCAATTGTTAACAAGCCTATTCCAGAATTGCTTTGTATATTAATTCCGCTTGAAAAACTAATTAATATAGCTAATCCAGTATCATTACAGGAGATTGTATTTCCAGAACTGTATATAAAAAACCTTCTATTTGTACCACCTCTTGCAAGAATATCTAAATTGCCACTATTTTCTATGCCAATTCCACTCACAGTTAAAGCGCCCCACACTATATCCATATCTATCGGATATATATATAATTTAGCGCCCCTACTAACTTGAGAAATTGCATAAATACCTCCCCAACAAGAACCAAAATAAACATTTGATAATCCATTTACAGCTGCAAATTGTTCTGCATTAAATGAACCGCTTACAATAGAATCGTCACTACCCCTTACGTATATTGTAGCTTGATTTGGCGTTTGACTTTCAACGGTTAATCCCCACCCTACCCAGCTTTTGTTATTTGGCACAGACAAATCAGAAACAACAGAATCAACAATTATGTCGTCTGGTGTTTGTTGATATCTTTCCATACCACCATACAATGAACAATTGCCCAACTTGAATTGAATTTCTTCTGTGGAGATAACACCCATTAATACAATGGAACTATTATTTGAAACAAAATCCCAATATCCTTGGGATGTTCCCTTAGTAAGTCTAAAGTTAATAAGCCACAATTTTGGAACAATTGTGTGTGTACTACGCACGTTTAACTGTGAGCCACAGCCGTTAGAAATTATTGTGTTATAGTCAACTGTATTATAATAAATTGTTGTTTCTGGCTTTACAACCCTGTAAAGATCGCCAGAAGAAACAGTGGCTGTAAATTGCGAGTTTGGATAAATTCCTGTAGCCGTATTGTTTCTAATTGTCCTTCTATCTCCAGCTGCAGCTCCCGTAAGAATTTCTATTGTAGCACCCCACAATTCGCCAAAACCACCGTATTCGCTTGTGCTTAAACCAGAAGTTACAATTAATTCATTGTTACTCCCAGAACCAGCCGCAGTTGAGCTTATAATTTCTGTGAATCCATCTGTGCCACCGCCGCCACCATTACCTATTATATAAATATTTGCTTCAAGATATCTTTTTCTGAAAGAAGGTACTGTGTAGCCATTACCAGTATGTGGTCCAACGTGAATTTTAATTGTGTGTAATACATTTATTGGTATTCTAGCTTCAGCTTCAACCAGTGTTGCTAATGGTTCAGAGCTAGTGCCAGGATTGCTATCAGATCCATCTGCGGCTCTAACGTAGATATCCATATCTTCGATTGTAGCAAAAGAAATACCATTGAGAATAATGTTGCTACCGATATCTACCTGTGTAGTTGAACCCATCCCTATATCTATTGAATTAGAATCACCATCAATTACAATTTTATCATTTTCTATGTTTATTTTAGCTGTCACTATTTAAAAACCTCTATAGATTGAGCCATGAAATAAGTGTGAAAAAGAAGTATTAAGTGCTAATACAGATATAGCTCTAATAGTCGTTCCATTATCTTCACTAAAATCATTTCCAGAAGCTGAGATTACTGGGGGATTACTAGAAGCTCGAATTTTCCCATGTGTTTTAGTCAACATGCCAATTCCAGAAGAGGTCTCTATATTCAATCCACCGGCTATAAGTATATTTAGTAAAGTTAAACCATTTGAATCACATTCTAACCCATTCCCACTTGATTTTACATATAGTGTGTTAGAACCAAAAGAAAATACTTTTAGGTTTCCACTATTTACTATTCCTTTTGGGCTTGTTGTTAAGCTTCCTATTTTAATATCCATAAAAATAGGCGCAATAGTAATGATGGATTCATCTCCATTCGATAGTGCGCTAAAATCACCTCGCCAAATAGAACCAAAAAACAAATCAACCCTACATCTCACATTTGCCAATTCTTGAACATTTAATGAACCAAAAAATAGCCCGTATCCATATAGATATAAATATCCATTAGCAGCAGTTTGATTGCGAATTGACATACCCCATCCCGCCCAGCTTTTTTGATTTGGTACTCCTAAATCGGCAACTACTGATAGTATGTTATAGTCTGTTATACCATTTACACTTTCAATCCCAGAAATTGCTGTACCACTAGAAATTAGTAAATTGGATTTCTTGGATAACTCAACACCAAGAAATATTACGGAAGAATTATACATAGAAAGCTTAAGAACAGATTGATTGGTATCTACTTTGAAATTAATAAGAAATAAGGATTTCCCTCTGCTTTCTGCAAATTGCTCATCAATAAATACTCCCAAACCAGAACACAGAATAGTATTGTTTTGATCTGTATAATAAATAGTTGTTTCTGGTGTTACGATTCTATATAAATCTCCTGTCCCAATTGCAGCTGTGAATGGAGCATTGGGAACTATATCTGTAGCTGTATTGTTAAGAATTGTCCTTCTATCTCCAGCTGCAGCTCCAGAAAGAATTTCAATTGTTGCACCCCAATATTGCCCAAAACCACCGTATTGGCTAGTGCTTAAACCAGAAGATTTAACTATACGATCAGTACTACCAGCTAAGGCTGCAGTTGAACTAAGAATTTCTGTAAAACCATCTGTTACACCACCACCGCCATCACCAATAATATAAATGTTTTCATTAAGTGCTTTTTGTGAAATGGTTGGTCGCTGATATCCAGAACCCGTATGAGGTCCGACATGAATCCTAATTGTATGATTGACATGAAATGGAATTCTGTTGACGGCTTCTGTGAGTGTAGCTAAAGGCTCAGAGATAGTACCAAGGTTGCTATCGCTACCATCTGCAGCTCTAACATAGATATCCATTTCCTCATATGTTTCATTTATACTGGCTATTATCCAAGAGTTAGCTGCAGATGTTCTTTTGCGCCAAAAAATAGTACCAGTTTGCTGCAAAAACCAAGTTCCTTTTGGTGCACCTTGCAAAGCAGCTGGAGCCGATCCACTATTTGGGTCTCCATCGTAACTAACAGTTTCATATGTCTCTAGAGCACTTCTCTTGGGTAATTCGGCCTGGAGGTAATCTTCGAACGCAGTCATGACTTGACACCTAATATTTCAGTGCTATATTGCAATTTATTATTATTTTTAAATATGAAAGGTTTGAAGCTATGAATAGAGAAATTCCTCCACTTTCTAGAAAACGTAGAATAGATTTTTATAACAAAATTAATAAAGCGCCAGGATATGGTCCAAACAGAGATTGTTGGAAATGGATTGGTGGTACTAGTAAGGGGTACGGATCTTTTGGTGTTACCCATAATGGCATTACTAAAACATACTTGTCCCACCGTATATCTTATTTTCTTGAATACGGGAAACAACCTGATGAAGTATGTTGTCATAAATGTGATAATCCGAGCTGTGTTAATCCCGATCATTTGTTTTCTGGTACGCAAATAGAAAATATACAGGATAGAGATCAAAAAAATCGTGGTGGCGGACACAAACGCAGAGGGAAAAACAATGGCAAAAACACAAAACCAGAATCTACTGTTAGAGGTAAGCGATGGTACCAAATTCATGATAAGCCAGAAATAAAGAAGAAAAAAAGTGATGCAATAAAGAAATTTCATCAACAACACCCAGAAGCAGTAAGAGGTGAAAACAATCCAAGATCGAAGCTTACTGAGATTGATATTAAAGAAATTAGAAAATTGTATCCAACCGGTATAAGTGCTGGCAAACTTTCTAAAATGTTTGGTGTATCCAAACAAGTTATTCTTGCTATAATTCACAGAAGATTGTGGAAACATGTTGTATAATCCACTCATTATACAGTCTCCTCTACATCTGTAATTTGTGCAGTGCCTGTACTATTAGCTCCAGCTGCAGCTACATCGTTCCACCAAAGTGTTTGAGGATTTGTATTCAGCGGTGAATCAATCGTGTATTCATTAGCTGCATCAGCGTGATCTCCTTGCGGTGTATGCCGCACAGCTGGTTGGTTTGTCGATGTAAATATTCCAGCTTGAACTTTAGTATAAGTTACAACTGCTACATTAAGAGTTGTAGTTTGGCTATAGGCTGCAAAAGTTAGGGTTCTTGCCACAAAACCACCTAGCACATAGCTATCATCTCCAGTTATAGCTGTAGTCACAATTCCAGCTAAGTTTGTAGCTGATAGACTTTGCCAATTGTAGGTAGCTTTTACATCATCATCATGTACTTGTAATACTCTAGTGTAAACAGTTGGACCACCTGACCATGAGCCAATAAATGTACCACCACCAGTATCTTCAGATAAGGAAGGAGCTGATAGCAATTGCTGATTGCTAGTTAGCGTAATGGTATGATTCTGTATGGTGGTTCCATCATTACCACCAGATCTAAGTCTAGCAGCTGGTTCAGCTACCGTGATTTGAGCTGCAACATTAGCTATATTGACAGTAGTGTTAGCAATCGTATCTGCATCATTGGCAGCTCTATTTGCTGTGATCCTAAAGTTTGTAGCAGATACATTATATGTACCACCAATTCTAGATACATTTTTAGAAGCCTCATATGTAGTTGTGTTTGATATACTTAATTCTGTAGCCGTTGGATCAGAGTAAAGGATTGTGTCAAAGTCAGAACATGTATTAGCTACACTGGCTGATTCAGATCCTTTCAATCCTCCTTGACCACCAGGATATGTGATAGAACCTATAGAAACACTTGGATGTAGGTTATTACAATTTACAACATGAACACCCTCTGTAGATCCACCACCAAAATCCGTATCTCTAGTTGGCCCCCATGCTCCAGTTACTGCATCTCTAGCTCTCACTCTAGCTGGGCGCAAAACAGCTGAATTGCCTCTATCAGCTACGGTTATAGCCTCAGAAAATGATGTTCCAGACAGCCCGGTTATAAGCTCATATTTTCCAGCTTCATAATCATAAACTTCTATAGCATCAATAGCTTTATCTGTAGTGCCCGTTATGCCGTAATTATCATCTTCTTTAAGTTCTGTTTGACTACCAGGATAACCACCGGTAAAAGATAGAGTTAATAGCTCTGGCGGTGCAGCTAAAGTAATAGCTACTGTGTCACTAGCTCCATTTTCATCATCTGCTGTTTTGATTACTACACTTATATTGCCACTAGCGGCTATGGTTATATCAGTATCACCCTCATAATAGCCACCACCTACATCTCTAGTAAGTTCAAATGGATTGCCATCTACGGTAATTTTTGGATAGCTAGATCTAATGGAAAGAGTTATATCTACCGTGCTAGTGGTAAAGGACTGAAGAACCGTATTGCCAGCATCCTGATAGACCTTATTGCTTATGGTTCCAGAAACCTGAACATCTGCATCCGTGATATACACCCAGCCACTGCCACCTACACCACCACCGCCAACACTACCATATGTACCATCATCTAATAGAGCTAAATTTCCTGAGCCAGATGTTATAAGATCAACGTTATTTACAAGAACTCTTTCTGTGCTATTGCCTTTAATACTTAAGTTTTGCCCATGGGTCTTTATCTCATTGCCAATACTAGAGATATTACCAATTGAAAGCAATGTGCTACCTACAGAATTGCTAAATTCCATAGCTGCTTTTGTAGCCCCACCCAAGATAGTAGTATAATATTCTGAGCCAACCTCGCCTATGGATAGGGCGTGCATGTTGGGTGGAGATACTGGCTCATAGACAGTAAGACTATCAAAGCCTTCTACAATATTAGCTCCAGATCCAACAGCTACTTGATTATTTGCTATAGTGCCACCAATTCCACCGCCAACAGCCCCATAGTATAAAGCTTTAAGTGATGCATCACTACCAAAAACAGAAGCTGGATCATCAGACCAGTTGCCAGGATCGTTGCCGTGGATAAGTCTCTTGAATTGACTTAATAGCCCTGTAAAGAAATCGGATAAATCTGTTGCTGAAGCTTCAATTCCAGACACTTGTAGTCCCGTTAGCGAGTCGGTAAAGTCATCTGGTTTAGCTATTTGCCGCAACCTTTTGAAGCCTATTGCCATTATAACCTCACTATCGGATTAAAAACAGAAGTACCAGTCTTATTAAGTGTTATCCTTGAAGCTTTCTGCGCTAAATGAATCATTACGGCTAATCTAGTATCATCAGCCTGAACAATAAGTCTTTTACCACCCTTGAATTTCTTCTCAGAAATGCTATCAAGATGTTCTGCATACATGAAAGTATTCTTATAGCTATCTGGCCTAGTAATAGAATACTGCACACCATCATACACAATGGTTAGTGCAGTAATTAGCTTCTGAAATTTGGCATCCTTACAAGAATTAATCCATTTTTCACATTGCGACTTATCCTCTAGATCAAACCGTAAAGTTTTGCCATCATTTAGATGTACATGAAGCATTGATCCCCTTTGAGAAAAGACCAAACAGGAGATTAGTAATATGCTAATCGCTGCTAGTTTCGCCCTCGCTTTCAATGCCTTTATCCTTCTTCTTTCTTTTACGGCCGATTTTTCTTGTATCTTCAGAATCAAAATTCAATAATTGCTGTGAAAAAATATCTTCATCTACTCTTAGCTTTACATCATTCATAGAAAAAGCTTTTGCTTCTTTCTTTACAGCTTTCTTTTTCTCAATGGTCTTTAGCTTTTTAGCAAACTCAGGATATTGCTCTTTTAGATACTCAAATTCTTCATCGGTCATAGAAACAGTAGCACCGGGCCTAAAATGAATAGAACCCTTAACTGAACGAGCTACAGAATCAGGAAAATCAATTTGGCAAGGGCTAATAAATTTTGAAACTATTGCATTAATCATTATCAACCATTACAGCCTTTCTTTCTACTTTTTTCCTACCACGCTTTTTAGGTTTCTTTTCTACCGATACAACCTCAAGAGAATCGAGTTCTTTTTCCACGTGTTGAGACGACACCTGTTTATTGTCCTCTACTTCTTCCGAGCTAACACTAAGTAGCGTGACACTGAATTTTTCAGGATACCTTCTACAATATTTAATTAGCTCTGGATTGCTAGTGGTTATACGCTGTCCATGCTTAATATTGATACCAACAGCCTTACAGGTGTGGGATCTTATTCCGCCATTGAGTTCTATTCTTACAGTTTCCATGCTTGAGTCCTCCAAACACATGGGTTTAAGATTAGCCCGTATGCACACCATGCTACATACGGGCTATATCTAATAGTTTATGTGAGATTGATATTGTAGGCTTTTACAAGCGCATCTGTCTCTTCAACCTGACAGGAAATCTTCATATGCATGACATACTCATTGCCACGCTTGTAGATATCGCGCTGTTTTTCCATGGTCATATCCCGACCAACACCAACAATGTAGTTATCCATATGGGTAAGGATAATCTGTGGATACGCCTTGTAGGTAATCTTAACAGTTGCGCCATCACCAATAACACCACCACCATTACGGGCGATTGTGCCATTAGTGTAGTTCATATCATAGTCTGAACCCTCAACATATGGCGTAGTTGGCGTAGTTCCAAGAGTGCTTGGGGTAACAACCTCAGCTCCACTAACAATAGGCGCATACCTAAGACTAACAGCTGTGGTTCCAGGAAGAACAACATGCTCAACAACAGTTGGCTGGAACTCCATCAGGGGAACCTCAACAATGGAAATACCAAATGGAGTTTGGATTTCGCCATCAAGAGCCCGAACGCCCTTTCCATCTTCACGCGAAGAAATCTTCTCAATATACAATTGAGCCAAATTTGGAGACATGAAGAATCGAAGATTCCGCTTATTCCTACGGAATTTTGTTGGTAGCGAATTGATCATATCACTAAAAACAGTTGGTGATATATCGGCTCCAGCTACATTTAGAGTATGACCTGCATCGGCAAGTCGTAACCAACCCTGATACAAGGAGAGTAGAGGATCCTTAACATATTGCGATGTAGATCCGCCTTCCCATAAATCACCCTCAAGACCAGCTTCTCCAAGAGTATCACCACGTAGGCATAGATGCTCAAGATCATTAGCAGCCTGCTTAGCAAACATACGCATAATGTGATCTTCGCCCTTTGCGCCTTCAATACTCAGCTCCAAGAAAGAGTCCGAGATTTCCCAAGGTAGTATAACTTCCTTGGGGTTAAGGCTAATCTTGGAAGTAGTAACGCCACGCCGATTACTAGGAGCAACCATCTCAGTTGCTGGTTGCATAACCCGTGCGCCAATACCGATCTTATCAATATCAAACTGCTCATTTCTGAACTTAACAATTCTAGCATTGTCCTTCAAAAACGATTCATCAACCACATAGTCAATCCACGTATCAGCTTGCCTTGGGTTGAGCTTACCATACGAAGCCAACGCGTCAGCGGCCGTGATAGCAGACTTGATTATTTCATCATTGGTCATTCCCATTATTAATTCCTCCTATTGTTAGGGAGCGATAGTAGGCCGCTCTCTTATAAGACGCCCTTGAATATAGGTTCATCTTTATCAAGTTTTTTCTCGACAGAATCTTCTTTAGATTGCGCCTCTTTCCTGGTTCCTTCAATTGCCTCAAGGCGTTTCTCAAGAGACTCAAATTTTCCGCCTATAGCTTCCTCAACAGCCTTTTTCACATCAGCTGAATCGGCAACTTTGCTTTCTTCTGCTTTGTCTACAGGAAACATTTCTTTACTAATGCCCTCTATGATGTTCTTAGTGGCTTCTAGATCGACACTAGCCAAAACACCAAGAAGCTCCTGAACAGATTTTGTCAAAGCAGAAATTCTATTGGTCGTAAACCTTTTTCCTTTTTCCACTTTTTCATTATCAAATTCAATGTTGCCATCCTCATAAACCTTCAGAACAGCTTCATTTTTTGGCTCTTCGGTTACGGTTTCCTGAGATGCTTCTGGCTCTTTCTTCTCTGGCGTCTCTTCAGCCTTTTGAGTAGGTTCTTTTGTTTCGTCCTTTTCAGGATCAAATACTCCCATGTCTTGCCTCCTGTAAATTATAAATTCACGCAAAATTGCAGGTTTATCAACAATAGATACTTCTTTAGTATCTAATGCTTTTATTTCTCTTGGTTTTTCTGATATATTTTCTACGTTATCAATACCAGATTCTGACATTATTTACCTTCTACTGTGGCTATTCCGCCAATACTAAAACCTGTCAGTTCGCCACTCTTCACCTTATTCCATACACTATCACTGGAAACGTGCACTGTCATCACCCAACTGCCCTTTTTTATATTTTTTTTATTCAGTGTAAGTTTTACAGGTGCAATGTAGGACTCTACTAATTCTATCCCTATATTATCAAATTCTGAATGCATTAATCCCATTCTCGTATCTTTATTATAGTTAGATAGAAACTTATGTGCTGTTTTGCGAATAGTTTCAGGCTTTTCATAATCGTTATGCGCATCAACCTCATTAGGCTCTAATACTATTCCAGTAACTAGCCTAAGCTCTTTACCATCTTCAGCTTTCTTCAATTCGTGCTTTTCAATAGATAGGTTGAAATCATTAAAGTTTCCAGCTCTTGAAAGGCTCCAGATATCTTCAATTTTCTCTATTTTATAAAGACCATTTAGCAATTTACCCTTGAAAATAACCTCTATTAATTCGTCTGTTTCTGATATAATTGTTGCATTGCCACTATCCAGAGTGGTGATATCTGAAGCTGAACCAACACCCTTATTGATATAATGCTTAGGGCTAGTTCTTCCATCAATATCCATTGAGTCTTTATGTTTATCTCTCCAGATTGTTGTATTAATTACATCATTGCCTATTGGATTATCAGATAGATCTAATACAGTAACAAAGTCATTGCCTACATCTATCCTAATATTATTTTTACCTTCATCTCCAAAAGATTGTTTCTGTAAAACGAATTTAGCATTAGCTTTAGAAAGCGTAGTTGACTTTTTGTATGGGGCTGAAAAATCAATATCAACTTCGCCATTTTTGATAGCTTTGACCAATTCATCCCTTGTTGCTTTAGCTCCTTCTGTTTCATTCCAGTATTGGAATTTCTCTGGAATCTGCTTCCTAATTTCTGAAGGAAGTGCTGAATAACCTGCTTGTGGCATCCAGCTTTTGCTAACAGCTCTATCGCTTATGGCATATGGTGTTTGATCTTCTGGTCGTATTGCTAGCCATGTAACCCTTTTCTCTGCTTTTTGGACAGAAGAGAATACACCTTGAGCTTTCATAAATTCAACAAAACACTTTTCACACATGCAAGATATCTCATTGCTTCCCGACCATGAGACATCAAGTATCTCTTCTTCAGAACCACACCCACTGCAAATTGTAGATTCACTCTTCTTTATGTTTAACTGCCTAAAAACCACCCTTGAATTTAATCCAGTTCCTTTAAAGAAATACTCATGAAAATCATTCTTTTGAGCCCCGTATTCAAATGTTCCCTTAGCAACTATATCAATGATACCTGGATATTCTCTGGTAGCTCCAGCTGGAACTGGTTCATTTGGCTCTGGCTTTTCTATCTTGCCTTCTACATTGATCCATTCCCAAGGCATTTGGGCTTTTTTCTCAGATAGAATTTCAGATTTACTCCATTGGTCATTATTCCAATCAATTTTGCTTATTTTGGACAGATTTTTAGCCAATTTTTCAGCTTGATCTAATGTTATAACTGGCTCTTTTACAGCTCCAGGAACCTGAGTATTTAGTGTCCAGCCAATAAGCTTTTTGCCAGGATCATAGCTCATTCTAATATCAGAATGAACCGACTTGCCGCGCCAGTGTTGTTGTACAACATACTTATAGGTTTGTCCTTCTTTTGGTGGAGAAGCATATAGATCTGCCAATTCATCAATAAATTTTCTCTCCACCTTCTTATTCTCATCTTCAAGAATTTTTCTTGCTTTATTCTGTAAGCTTTCAAGCTGATCTGCTGATAAGCCTATTTTGCTTTGAGGAATTCTAGCTATAGCATTCCTTAGATGAGGTAAATCAACCTTGCCACTTGCGTCTTTATAGGGGAAGTGCCTTAGCGTTCTAGGTACAGTTTTGCCCTCTTCATCCTTCTTTCCACCGCTTTCAACATATAGGAAAGCGCTATCGGGTAATGTATTGATATATGCTGTTGACCAAACAGCTTTATTTAATTCAAACCATTTATTTTGCTTTTCAGCATATAGCTCAAAGTCATAAGATTCTTGATCTAGTCCGTTATCTGGTGGAACCGGATGTGGCTCATTTCTTACATATAGTTCATCAACAACCAATGAATGCAAATTCATTAATTCTTCTGTACTGAGCGTTTCACTTTTCTGATATGCTTTATGTAAATTAAAATGAACATCCACCAATTCTTCTGTGGTAAGACTTTCTGGATTTAGGCTATTGGTGATTTCTATTTGTCTTACTTCAATTGGCTCATTAGCTATTTCTTCTATCGGAAATTCTTCAATTTCTTCTTTGGGTTCTTCAACTTCTGCCTTAACTGGTTCGCTAACCCAGATTTTATTCACCATAATTTCTAGTGAGCTTCTGTCATATTTGCATTCTAGCGGTTCATCAAACTTTTCAATAAATTCAACTTCCCACGCAACATATGGCCCGTAGTTCCAGGATGGCTGCACTTCCCCCCATTCCTTTTGCATCTCTTCGGTTATAAGATGCTTCTCTTCATATTTTGCAAAATCACTTGGCTCAATCATGAATGATTTGCCAAATTTCACAATACCAAGAGCCTTATCCATGCTAAGAAGTAGCAAGTTTTTTCCATCTATATCGTTACAATTGGAAGAAGCTGTTCTAACAAACAAATTTGCTTCACAATTTACAATTGATTTTGCTATCTTAGGTGGCGTTATCTTTATACCTTCTTCTGGTAGCAGCCTACTTTTATAGCCACTAGCAGGATATAGCTTTCCGCCATCTTCTAAAACGGTTGATGTGACTGATTTTTCTTTTTTCATGCTGCCTCCTAAAGATTTGGCAAAACTGAATCAATTTCTTCTTGTGTAACGTCTAAATTGCAACGACATAAATAATGGAATGGTGGCATAATTACATTAGCCCCAGACAAACTTCTCGTACCTCGTGGGCCAACCTTGCCAGTTTTACCAGCTAGTGACTTTATTTCTTTAACTGATTTCCATGGCTGAATTGTTTTTATGGCTGTAGGATTTTTAGCTCCAAGGATATTGCCCAATTGCGATTGGGCATCAGATACATAGAATTGCTTGCCATCAAGATACTGGCACCTTTCGCAAGTTCTGTGATCCATTGGGTTAATAACTTCAATTACCGTATACCCAACCTTTGAGAATTCTCTAAGCTGTGTAGTTGATCTTGCTGAAGTTGCAGCATTAGCCACAAGCCCTTCAAAATACTTTTCATTAGTTCCGTTGAAGCCACCAGGAACCCTAGCTTCTTTAAGGGCTAGCCTAACAACCCTTTCCATTACCCTACCAGCTGCAGTTCTATTTCTTCCAAGCTCTATAATCTGTCTTTTTGTTGTTTCAGCTATATAGGGAGATACATTATTTTCATAGTGCTCTCCAATCCAGAATACTTGATGATCGTTTAGTGCATCAATTGCTTTTGCATCGGCAAGTGTCAAATCTGGCTTGACAGTTATTTCCTGTTTTGTAACAAAAGTTCCAGAATCGAATGTCATTGGCTTTTTTCTGGTACCATATGCGCGTTTTCTAGCAGCCATATGAGCCAATTCATAGATTCTCTCTATCTCTTTTGCAAACCTGCTATCTATAGCTTTAGGCCATTTAGCCATAACAGATGCTATTTTCTTTAGCATTCTATCAATTTCTGTATCCGTTATTTCTTCTGATTTGCCATTCTTTATAACACTAGCTGCTTCTTTAGCTGCATCATTAGATATTGTATCCCATTGTCTATTAATATAGGTATGAAGATTTTTCTCTATCTTAGCTGCCTGAATTAGCTCATCATTAGATACAGCTTTAGCTATTAGATAATCAACAGCCGATATTCTATCAAAGTAATGATCGTTATGTCCGCAACTACAGATCATCTTCACCTTTCAACTCATTAACCCAATCTTCTTCAAGCTGTTTTCTCAATTCAAACAATTCTTCAACGTATTCCTTGTACCCCAATCTCTTTAAGGCTGTTACCTGTTGCCCTGGCTCAGAAGCATTAGCCATATTCTTGACGGCTTCAGCCATAGACAAGCTAAATGGTAGATCTGGATTGAATCTAGGATCATCAGCAAATGGCGGTAGCTCTTGTCCAAGAATATCCTGAAGAACCATGTCTGCCCTTCTTGGAGTCATACCACCAGTTTTTTCAGCTCCAGCTAATATCTTGACAAGTTCTGAATTGTCTGTGGTGTTGGGGCTATTACTCTTGAATTTATGATAAACAATTCCCATATGCGGAAATAGAATTCTATTGATCCAATTATCAAATGAATTTCTTTCAGGTGCAAATACTTGCTCATCAGCCAACCTTCTAGAAGTTTCAGCTGTTGATCTAGTATAGTCTTGACTTCCACCAAGGAATATGGGTGGTAGCCTAAAAGACGAACGTACCTTTTCTCTATTTGCTGCAGAATATTCTTTATACATAGCATCGGTTAAAGTTTCATCTGTTAATGATTTGATATCAACCTTAACCTGTCCCGAGTCTTCTCCCTCTTCTCCAAGTGATTCAGCTTCAACAACCAAAACCTTAGATCTATTATCATCTCCCTGTAGCTTTGTGATAAATTCCTGAATTCTGTCAACTGTTTCTTGAGTAAGTTGACCATTACTTACCATGATAACTTTGCTAGGGATATTGTTATTGGTAAGAGTTATAAAGTTTACTTCAGAAGCTTTTCTATCTCCCTCTATATCTACTATGCACCCCATAAATCTAGGTAGCCCATATGAACTTCTAGAAGAATATAATCTCCAATGCTTAACTTCATTTGCCTTTCTATCTTCTGGCATTGGGTTACCTTTGCCATCCCAATCCATCAGCTTTTCTTCAGAAACCAATTCACCGGTTTCTATATCATATGTTCTTGGATCGCCAAATTCCTTAAACCATTTTGTTTTATAAGTTTTTGTTTCAAATTCTCTAATACCAACATATATGCTATTTACATAGCGTCTAAATCGTTTCCAAACTGGTATTTTCTCAATTGTTACGCTTTTATCTTCATTAAGTTGTAGAATTGGAACCTCTACTAAATAGGGCTCTCGATCAAGCCTTCCAAGTCTAACCTCATGTGGTCTCATTAATTGAAAATACTGAATTTTACCAGCTGAATCTCTAATAATTTCCCAATATGCATTACCTGTAGATTCCAAATCATTTCTAGTAGCTTTCCTAAGATCAACAAAACAATCTTCCATTCCAGCATATAAGAAAAAGTTCTCTAATTTAATTCTTTCTAGTTCGGCTTTTTTCTTAATGTCTTCTGGTATTTCTACATCATTGTTAAGCCTGGAAACAAAGTAGTGCCCAAAGCCATCAATATTTGTAGCCATAGCATCAAAGCAAGATCTAAGCTCTGTATTTCTTTCTTCAAGAGTAACCAAATAGTATAGATCAATTGGTGGAGATAGAATTCTACCCATCTCTGTAAGTTGAGTAAATGGATCATCTTCTGGAAGCTGTTTTGATTTTCCTGGTTCTGTAGCTGCCTTAAGGACAATAGCCCTAACTTTTCTAACCTTCTTTTTGCTATCTACTACCTGATTAGTGCTTTCCATGTTTCACCTATAATACTCCAAATGCTTTACGCTTTTTTCTTTTGCCAACTCTTCTTTTTGCAGAACCAATTGCGTGATTAAGCGCATCAAAAAAGTCCCAATGCTTTTTAGAATTCGGCTGAATAAGAACTAGATTTTCTATTGGCTCATGGTGTACACCTTTTCTAAAATACATTCGCTTATTATCAAAAACAGAACCTGCTAATTTCCATGCTCTAGAAATCTTATCCTTGCTGGTTTGCCTTTTATAAATTCTAAAATTTGGATGCTTCTCTTTTATGATTTGCCGAAGTGAATCTTGATACTGATTAGATTCTATACCAGCATAAATTGGATCCCACTTAAGATAGAATTCTACAAATTTATCTGGTTGCTTAGTTGGCCTAAGATGTCCAAGATAATAGTCTAATAGATAGACATAGAAATCATCTTTTCTGATATTGCCTCTAATGCCAACTACAGCTATAGCAAATTTATCATTAATTTCTTTTTCGGTTGAAGCAAGATCAACCCCCATGAACACTTTTAGATCATTAGCTTTAGGAAAATCTTTATCTTCTAATTCTATACAATTGTCATACTTGAAAATTTCGCCCTTCATTTCCTCTGTTGAACATTGATACTGACTTGCAAAAATTATCAATCCAGAATTTTGCCTAATCTCTTTAAATCTGGATGGTGGAAATTTCTCAGGCCATGGCGAATTGCCCATTTCATCAAGAGCTGGAATTACCTGAGTATGATTCTTAAGCTCATTAGCTTCTAGATGACCGTACAAATCTTCAAAATGATAACGTGTTCCTTGCTTATGGCTTTCACCTCTATGTGGGACATCTGGATCTGGTTGCTCTATCATTGGTATAATAGTTTTATAGTAATAGGTCTTGGTTTTATCTCTCATTACTGATGTTCTAGCGTTTTCTTCAGTAATGAGATCATCTATAAAAGCTATATCGAAATGCTTAGAAGTAATTGTGCTATCTTCACCAACACAGGTTATAGTAGATTCTTTAGCTACTTGTGTTCTACCTAAAACCATTATCTCAGAATTATCCCACTTCTCTACTTTTCTAGGATCATAGAATTCACCAAATATCTCTATCAGATTCTCGTTGCCAACAAGCTGTGACTTTACCTCTCTAAGAAAGCCTTCAGAATTGGTTTTGCTTTTGCTACAGAAAAGCATTCTAATATTTCTATTTTTGATAATATGAAATATTGATCTAGTTACTGTGCAGATAGTTGTTTTGCCAGATCCACGAAAAACAAGCTGTAAATTGTCGGGATGAAGAAATTGCCACTGCATCATTTTTAGATGAAATGGTTTTACCGTATAGCCAAGAACCTCTTTAGCAAGTATGTCAACCCGATTATTTTCTATAACCTGAGTTCTGATCCAATTATTCATCGCGGTTTTTTGCTGTTGGTATACCAGCTGAAGCTCAGATCTTTCCATCTTGTCAAGCTTCTTAGCTACCCCGCGATATAATGGAACTATGTTGGTTTTGCCCATATTAAAAAGCTAGGTAGCAGCTAAGCCACTACCTAGCACCATGCGAGTTACGACCTAATCGAATGCCTCCCAAACTAGCAATTCAGCAGAAGCGTTAAGATCTGCATCAGCGCCAATAGTAAAACCATTTGAAAGGGGAGTAATACCATTGGAAGTCACATAAGAAATATCTGAAGTGCCAACTCCAGAATCAACAACCTTTTGCATCGCTGCATCTGGCATTTCACGATTCCAATATGCCTGAGCATTTCCACCAAGATTGAATAGCCGTACAAGCCGTGGCCTGAAACTCAAAGTCGTAACATTGATTGCAGAACCAGTGCCATACACACTACCTACCATTACTCTATTTTTACCACTTGCCATTTTTCACCTCCTGTGAAGCGCTCTTGACAACTATATGACCAGCAAGAACCAAATAGCCTGTTTCACCATGAAACTGGAGCGCGTTAACCATTAGTTTTTGGTTTCCTTTTCTTTTGCTTATCCTTAAGCATTGGAACTTTAGGAATTGGTTGATGGATAGGGCCTACATCAAGGGTGGTAATATCCCTATCGCCATATCTCATCATGGTTTCAGAAAAGCACTTCATCTCGCTGGTAAGATACTGTATGATCTCAACTTTAGACATGTTGAAGATCACATCTCCAGGATTGGCTTTAGCTTTATCTTTTTGTTCGATTAGTCCAAACTCTTGCCCAGTTTTGACTATTTTATCGATTATATCTGACTTTGCCCTAACAGCCCCTACATAACCAGCTATGTTCCTAGCTTTAGGCTGTTTGCGATGGCTATACGATTCATCTAGATCATCATCAATCTCATCTTCCACTAGCCCAAAGCTTTTGATGAGATTGTCTAGATCGCTTATGCAGCGTTGTTGCTCCAGGACATACTCAACATAGGTATGCTCGGATGGCTTCTTTAGAGCAATATCAACTTCGTGATCTAAATATTTTTGCTTTAGATCTTCAAATTCTTCGAATGAGATGCCCAATTGTTCTGAGGCTATCTCTTCATCGGAATACCCCTCTGTAATTAAAGCTTTTAATTTGGCAAAAGCTGAACGTAGTTCTTTTCCCCGTAATACCAGCGACATAGGAAAAATATGCCACTAGTAGAACCATGTGTCTAGCTTTTGTGTAATTTGATATTGAGATTGTAACTATTGATATTGAATTACGGCTAGCAACCTTCTATCTCTTCAACTTCATTACCACAATACTTTAAGCTAAGCCCTATCTCGTTAGATTCTTTACTATCTGGATTAACAACTATTAGCTTATATTCCCCACTGAGAAAGCCATATTCGTCATTTAGAATAAGATCTGGCCTGGTTCTGAAACTTATCATTATAACATCATACCAATCTATCAAGGATCTATTGCATTCATCTACCAGCTTTTGATCAAAGGTTGTGAATTCTGCGTCTTTTTGATATTTTATCCGAATAGAAGCTTCCCAGTGTATGTGCATTCCTACAAGATAGATTTCTGTATCTTTATTTATGCAACCCTGCTTAGGCACTATATCATAAAGAATTGGCTCTTGTAACTCTTGCTTAGCCGATTTGTTGCTTGGTTTAGCTTCGGTTGAAGCTGTTTCTGATTCTTTTTCAATATCAACTGGCTCAATTTCAATATCAACTATGCCAGAATCAACAGTAACTTCTGTTTGTGAGTCCGCTTCTATAACAAAATAGCTATCAGATGTAGCTTCATCTTCTACTTTAGCTTCATCTTCAGGTATGTAGCTCATGTAGCAGCTATTCAAGAATAGTAATAAGATTGTTATTTTTTTCATTTTACTCTCCAATTTACAGTATCAATTACATTGACATCACAGTTAATCCAATTTTGCTTTAGCCAGATTTCTGCAAACCCAGCTTCTGTTTCTATCTGTAGTTTGGGCTCAATGTACATTTTCATAGCCACAGACTTTTCTGGGAATGGCGTAGTACTATCTGATACACGAAAAACAATAGTGTCTACAAATTTGCCACGTAGTATATCAACCGATTTTACTTCAAATGTAATTTTCATTTGTTTCCTTTCAAGATCCTGACCCTATGCTCATAGCCATAGCCACCAGGAATAGCTTTGAACTCAGCAAAAGCTATGGTGAATTTGTCAGTACAGCGATTGCTACATTGCTCAGCCGATTTAGAGCATACCGGGCAAGCTAGCAAATTATCTCCAGCTTGTTGGTATTCATGGTACAGTTTTTGAAATTCTATTTCCTTCATCTTGTTTCCTTTCAATTATATAGATCGTGCGATCGGCTACTTTATTAGTTTTCAAGAATCGCACTTTCCAATATTCCGTTTCTCCCTCATAGATTACATGTAATAAGCGAATAAGCTTAGCTAAGCCCTGAGAATGTCTTCTGGTAAGAGGATCATCATAGATCTCTACTATGTCTCCAGCTTTCATGTTTCACTCTGTCACGTCCGTTACAGTTGCCAGGCCCACAGCTTTACGAATGATCTCTTTCATAAGCCGATGCCTTTTGACTCCAGCTTTTTTGGCCTTTTTGTCTAAAGCTTTGAATTCTTCATCGGAAAGCCTTATCGATACTGGTCTTGTTTTTGTCTCATTGCTTTTCATAATTAACCTTCTTTCTGTTCGTTTTCCCAAACCTTTAACCACGATTCCATAAAAGATTCCATATTTTTCCAGGCTACTACATTAGCTGTAAGCAGATAGTATTCTGGTGGCTTCTGATCTGCAAATTTTTCTTGCAAATACTTAAGAAAATTCATCCCAGTTTCTTTATATCCAAGATCATGATCGAGATACATCATTATTGGAAGACCATGAAGATTTATCATAGCTACAGCTGTAGCATAATCCCTACACCAAAAGGGTGGAGGATAGATCTCTTCACATTCATAATCCCACTTCTCACGCTCTTGTCTCCAAGTCGGATCTCTTACATCATCTAACCATAGTACCCAAGTCATTAGTTACAATACCTTTCATAGAAAATGATATCTTCAATAGCGTCTAGCACTTCATCTTTAACCAAATGTTGCCAACTGCCTTCAATCTTAATCACATCAGAAACCGCATAGCCCCATGATTCGCGATCGTAGTTGATTACTTCTCTTGAATTCATAACATCTACAATTTCCGTAGCTGCCTGTTTAGCCGTTATCATGAAACCTCCATTTTAGCTCTAGATTTAGCTTATGAACTTCTTTATTTGCGCCTAAGTATAGATTAATTCCGGTTCTTACATTAAAGAATTGAACATCTAAGATACGTGCGTTATCACGTTCTCGTATTACCCTGTAAACCGGAAGAACCAACTCTGTTCTCAAATCTTCTGCAAAGCAGAAATAGTCGTCTTTCTTAAGGTCAAATAGCTTCATTTTTCATTCCTGTATGTATATACTGTGCCAATACCATCAAAAGATTCAGCTATTTCTTTAGCTTTTTCAAGATTGCAAGAAGTTTCCAAAATTGCCGGTAGCGACTCAGAAAGATCCTTAGCTTCTTTAAGTCCAAGAGAAAGAAATTGACGAATTCTCTTGATGACCTTTATTTTATTATTTTTGGGATAAGCACTCAACACAACCTTATAAGTTTCACAATACACTTTTACTGAATTAACAGCGTATCCAACCAATTCAGATGACTCCTGAATAAGCGTATTAGCCCTATCAGATTTCCATTGAATTTCTGTTTTGTCATCAGACTGTAAGAATGAACTTATATCATCTGTATTGACAATTAACTTAGACCCACCCGAAATAATCTGTAACCGTAATAAACATCTTACTTTCCTTTCTTCCTACATGGAATTGTTTGTCCCACAGTTGTATAGACCCGTGGCAATTTATGCTCTGGAGCGGGTGGAGGACAGCAATTAAGATGTGACCCTCTAGCTCCTTCTGGAACCAGAACAATAGCTTTTAGCTGCTCTGGCCTGGTTGGTCTGTGCTCTGGTTCCATGATATCCAGAATTTCATAGACATGCTCAGGAAATATCCTTGGTATTTGCATCATATCCAGCCAGAATCTATCTTCTTTTTGCATTTTTGGCTCCTTATAGCTAATCTCTATGTCTAGGCCCGTCGCATATAGCAGCGAGCTAAGAGCTAGGATTAGCTAGCACACAGCAAGTAAGCTACCATGCAAGTTCCAACACCAGAAGCATCGCAATCATCAAAAGCTTTTCGGATATTGACCACTACTTTATCGCGATCTTGCGGCCATACAACCTTTTCAATCCAGCTACAGATATCAGCCCATGTCCACCAACCATTATAAGGGTGTTGAGCCTTAATGCATACTGCTTTAGCAGGATATATACCAAGGTGAGATGGTATATATCTTGATGGATCGTGTACGCAATGTGAAATTTCCGTATCTGTTTGGTAATATGTAAAGTCTGCCATTTTGTTTCCTTTCGTTGTTGCCATATTATATTGTAGCACTACTTAGCTACTATGCAATAGCTATTTTGATCTTTTTTGAAATTTTTCTATGCGCTTCTCATGATCCCCAATTCCTGGATTATTTGCTATTGGCAACTCCATTGCATACATATCCCTACCAGCAAATCGATATTTGTCGATCGTTTCTTGGCTATAGCCCATTTCCTTCATCTGTCGTAGCAATCTAGCTCTTTCTTTTTTAGCTCCCTTGCCATGTCCCAATTTTGAATTCAGGATATCCATCTGCTGAGCTGGAGTTAATTTGCTTCTAGCTTCGGCCATAACTTCAGCTTCAAGCTTTTTCATTTCTCTGTAAGCCTGTAGGATACCACTGTTTTTGTTATTTCTAACAGCCAATTTCTTAATTTCTTCAGTTATTTGCATTTCAGAATCTCCTGTAGCTTTGGCGAATAAGCAGAATAGCTAATTGTATTCACAGCCCCTCTAGCCCATTCTCTAAACGATATGTAGTTGTCTCGCTTCTCCCTCAGTTTGCCCTTCTCAACCCGTTTTCTAAAGAGCTGTCTATGCATTCTTCTTGCTTGCTTCATTGTTAGTGTCATTGTCCTACCTTTCTATTAGCTACGGCTTTAGTATGTATACGCCTGGTAATCCTAGCAGCTTTTCTAAGCCTTTTAGCTACTTGTACATACATCCTTCTAGCCCTAATTGATTTTGTTGTAACTGCAGATTTGCGCTCATTCTCTCTTGCGCGACAAATATAAAGATTACTCTCTACTTCTAGCCAGTTAAGAAATTCTTCTGGCGTTCTAATGCCACTCATGTAGGCAGAGTGTAAGCTATCTAGCAACTGCCTGATTTCGTTTTTTGAGAGTTTCAACTGTGTTTCCTTTATCATATTATATTGTAGCATGATAGTGTGACTTTGCAAGACTATTTTACTCTAAACCAGAAATGAGTTTGAAGCCCATAAGCTGTATCGAAATTGGCTACAGCATTTTTGTAGCCTTTTGACGAAAACTGCAAACCAGTAAAAGCTTTTTGGCTATGGGTTGGAGCTGCTTCCAATGGCTCTAAGATTCCTTCTCTAACAAGATAGCGAATTACTTGTTCTGTGGTGTAGCTATCAACAAAGCATTTTCCATGATACCAGTCCAAAACTAGATTATGGATTTCTGAGCCATGGATCTGATCTCTGTTTTTCAGATGGAAAATAACGTTGTCTGCTACTTGCTGATAAACCATTATACCTCCAATTGTCGAGTTCTATAAACAACAGTCTGTTTTTCGTTATCTCTGATTTCATGCTTCTTTACAGTGGCAGTGAATTTTACGGTAGAGCCCACAGCAAATCCCTCTGTATAAAAACCTGAAGAAGTAATCCAGACAAGCTTGTTACCATCTGCATCTTTCATGATAAAGCAATATTGCCTACCCCAGTTATTTTCCCAGCTAGGTATTGCAAGGATTTCAGCCGTAACTGTAATTCTCTCTCCAACATTTCCAAGATATTGAGATTTTGCTTTAGCTTCTTCGCGCTCTTTCTTCTGCATTTCTGCTTTCTCAGCAAAAGTGATTCTACCGAAACCGTTCTTCTCACACCAATTGCGCTGACCCTCTAGCATTTTTTCTTCGCGCTTTTTAGCTTTGATCGCCCTTTTAGCCAATTTGATAGCATCTTTAGTAGCAGAAACAAGTCCTTCATCTCCAGTTTTTGCTACGCACTCAGATCCAACCTTGAAGCGCTTGCCATCTGCAGATACGATCCAATGAGCCCAGCGAATAGCATGTCCGCAATAATCACAGCTAGAACCAGCCTTAGAGCCTACTCCAGGAATCACATGAACTTTTTCTTCTACTCCAACAAACTTGAAAGGTGCTAATCCCAATCCTGCAATCTCGAAAGCATGTTTTTCCTTTTCCATCTTCTTGCTCCTTGCTGCGTCCATAATTAATAGTAGCACACTGGTATTACTATGCAAGAAGTTATTTTGCAATTCTACACTTTTTTATTAAGCTCCACACTTCATCGGTTCTTAATGGCATATAGCCTGTAGCATCTACACCTACATGAATCTGGTTACCATGTAATATTTCTCTAAGATGGCTATGACCATGAATTAGGATTTCGCCCTTACGTTTTGTGGGATACAGGTTTTGCTCTTTTTCGCTATGCCTATCTCCACTATATCTATAAGGATAATGGCAACAGCGAACTGGCACGTCGCCGCACGTCGCCGATTTTCATGCTAATCCAGTTATCAAACACCATGTCAAATCCGGCATTTAGCAGCCAGTTGGCGCTCTTATCATGATTGCCACGTACTATTAGCTTCTTGCCATTCATGGCGCTCAGAATAGCTGTAGCTTCATCAGCATTGCAGAAGAAGGCATCTCCTAGCCATAAGCATATTTCATCTTCAGCTACCGTTGCATTATAGAAATTTATTAGGGTTTTATGCATATTTTGCAATTCTGCAACTGGCCTATTAGCGTATTTAATGATGTTTTTGTGTCCGAAGTGTGGGTCTGAATAAAACGCATCTACTATGTTGATAAGAGACATTGTTTTTACCTATATCTTAAATTA